ATGATGCTGGAGGGTGATTTCCGCTGGATGCGCGATCACGTTCTCGCGGCGCTCCTCTCGCCGGCTGCGTGGACGTTCAACGACCCGCTCTACGGTGATCTGGAAATTCAGCCACTGGCGAACGGCGACAGCGTCACCTATCAGGTGACCGCTGGCGGTGATGCCGCGGCGACAGACAACCATTTCCTGGCGCAGGCGAGCGCGATCAGCGATACCGATGATCCGTTTCCGGTCATCTACGATGAACTGCGTGAGCACCCGGAGAACACCGGTGAGATCCTGGCCCTGATCCCGACGAACGTGAAGACGGCGGTGGAGGGGCTGGACGCGTTCCGTCCGGCCCGTGACCCGAACCTGCAACCAAGCTCAACGATTGACGTCCTGGTCGGCGACCTTGGCGTTCAGGTGCCGGGCCGGATCATCGGCTATCACACGGCACGCGTCTGGATCGCCGAATGGCCGAGTCTGCCCAGCAATTACTTGGTCGCGCTGGCGACCGGTGGACCGCGTCCACTGCGGATGCGAGAGGATCCCGAGCCGGAGCTGCAGGGCTTCAACCTGGTTGCGCGGCGGGACGATCACCCGTTCTACGAGAGCCAGTATGTCCGGCGGGCCGGGTTCGGTGCCTGGAACCGTGTCGGCGCGCTGGCGTACCGGATCGGAAACGCGTCCTACGCAGCGCCGGCCGGCTACACGGCGCCGGTGCCATAGGAGGCGACAGATGGCGACGCGCGAGGCCAAGCGGGCGCGGGAGGTCGCCGCGGCCTCCCGCATCGACACGGCGGTCACGTCCCTGGCCGGCGGGCTCGGGCTGGAGCTGCCGGAGCGGGCAGCTCCGGCCAAGGACCCTGAGCTGCGCGCGATCCAGGAATGGGAGTGGCTCGCCACGGTGCTGGAGCAGGCCGTGACCGTGCTGGAGTGTGCACAGGGCACTGCTGAGGAAGACGCCGGGACCGAGCGGCCGACCGATGCCGAGGCCGAGCAGGTGCCTCAAGCGGACGAGCCGGCGGCCCCGAAGCTGCCGAAGACGAAGCGGGGGCGTGGCTAATGCCACTGACGCGCACCGACGCTGCCCAGATTGCCGCGGCGGAGTTTGCCGAGCTCTGCGAGGCGCTCGGCGTCGGTACGGCTGATACCAGCGGGGAGATGAAGGAGCCGATCGACGCGGCGCTGCGCCTGCTCGGCGTGGCGGAGGCCAACCTCCCGGCAGCAACCGTCTCGGACGCGGATGTGGCGGCGTTCCTGGCCGCGTTGCGCTGGACGGTCCTGCGCCGGTTGCGCAACGCGGCGGCGGCCCGCGTCACCGTCAGCGCGCCGGCGCTTGGGGTGAGCAAGGTGGCGAGCGACTACGCCCGCCACCTCGATGGCCTGGTTGAGCAGGCTCGGCAGGAGGTGGTCCGCTGGGGGATCGCCAGCGCGGCGATGGCGAGCGGCTCGCTCGGTCTCGACTTCATTGAGCCGGAGGTGTGATGATGGCGCTCCTGACCACGGCAGAGCGGGACGACCTGGCCCGGACACTGACTGGTGCGTTGGCGCCGTATTCCCTGACGCTCGTCCGGGTAGACAGTGATGGCAACGAGACGGCGCGCCCTGCGCAGGACGTGGTCTACGCGCTCGCAAGGCTCCAACCGCGGCAGTCAGGCAGTGGGAGCGGCGCCGTTGAGACGCTGGCTATGGTCACCTTCTACCGGCTGGCGCCGTTCGACGTGGTGGTTGGCGACCGGTTCGCGCTGGATGGCCGGTCCGGAATCATCCACCGTGTTTTCACCGATCCCGCGCTCGGCGTGATCGTCGCTGAGGGGCAATTCGACGTGGGGACGGTCTGATGGCTGGTTCGCTCCTGACAGCGTCGTTCCGCTGGTATATCCCGCCGGCGTCGCTGGCCCGCCGGACTGAGGACTACCGCCAGCGGCTCCTGGAGGCGGCCTATCAACTGGCGCGTGTCTTCGCTGTGCGGATCGAGGCGTACGCCAAGGCGCAGGCGCGGTGGACCGACCGCACGGGGCACGCGCGGCAGGGGCTGACAGCCCGCGCGTTTCGCACCGCGGCCGGCGTGGTGATCGCGCTCTGGCACCAGGCCACCTACGGCATCTGGCTGGAGGTGGCACACGCTGGCCGCTACGCGATCATCCTGGAGGCGCTGGAGCAGCATTACGGCCCGCTCATGGCCGCGCTGCGGCGCCTGGTGGGGAGGCGTTGAGATGGGCGTTGCGGCACAGATCGCGAACCTGCTGGCGAATGACGCGGTGCTTGCCGCGGTCCTGACCGGTGGGGTCTGGACGCGGCCGCTCAAGCGCGAGGGGCCAGGGGCGACGCCTGAGGCGTTCGCGCCAAGCGGGCAGGTGCGGCCGGCAGCGGTGGTCCGTGATGGCGGTGAGGCCGCCGACGGTGCTGGGCCCGACGGTGCCTATCTCGGATACCCCCAGGTCTTTTTGTATGCACCGGCGACGGCGAATGGGCGGGCAGCACTGGAGAGCGCCTTCGCCAGGATCGTTGAGCTCCTCCACAACGCGAGCGTGGTGGGGGCCGGGGAGAGTGGCGCCGGGGTACGGATCGCCTCCCGGCTCGGCATTGACGATGATCCGGTGCTCGCTGGAACGGTCATGGACATGATCCGGCTCCAGGTCGATGGGCTGTGGAGGGATGCGGCATGAGGGCAGTCGAGCGCGTGCCGCGCCGTACCGGCATGCAGCTGCTGGTTGAGCACATCCAGCGCGAGGGTGATATCGAGGCCCGATTCGTGCCACGTGAGGCGGAGCGTGATCCCGTGGTGCCGGCTGCGGCAGATGAGACCGAGCGGACGGTCGCGGTGGAGTGGATCGGGGAGCGGAGTTTCCTGGACGATCCCCGGGTGCTGTACCGGCTGCTGCGGGTTGGCAAACCGGACGGGTTCACGCCGCATCAGGCGGCGGTGATCCGGGCGGCCGCCCGGCGCCGGATCGCGCGCGTACCCGGGCATAACCGGGAAATGGGCCCGCGTGACGGGCTGTCGCGTACCTACGTCTGGGGGCCGAAGGCGGGTGGATACATCCGCCGCATGCCCTACCGTGACGCGGAGAAGCTCCTGGCGTCCGCGTCCGGCCATGAATTTCGGATCGTTGGCGAGCAGCCGCCCGCGCCGTCACCGGCCGAGCGCCTGTTCGCAGCGCTCCCCGAGCAGCACATCCGGCTGGTCGGGGCACAGGAATTTTCGCGGATCGAGGCGGCGGCCGCGCTCGGAGCGCATCAGCTGCTGCCGATTGCCGGGCGAGCTTCCCGGTAGGAGGGTATGGCCATGGCCTTTGGCGATGGCGCGATCCCACGCGGGATCGATGACATGAAGGTCTACGTGCTGGATGCGTCGGACAACCCGGGGCCACCGATCGATGTGCCCGGTATCCGGGCGCTGAATTTCAACGTCGAATCGGATTCGGACACCCTGGAGGGGGACAACACGACGATCGCGATCGCCCGTGACGCCAAGCGCGTGACCGGCTCGGTCGAGCTTGGCAAGCTCGAATTCGATGCCCTGGGAGCGTTTACCGGCAACAGCGTCACGACAAGCGGAGCGAGCCCGAACCAGGTCATCACGCTGGAGGAAGCGGCGCAGGCGCCGTCCCAGTACATCCAGATCGTGGGACAGGCACCCGACCGCGGATTTTCCGGCGGCGGTTACCGGGTGACGATCTACAAGGCCCTCGTGACGAGCGGGCCAGACGAATCGATGACGGTCAACGAGTGGAGCACCCCGACGCTCGATTTTGAGGCGAGCGAGAACGCAAGCGGGAAACTGCTCAAGCGGCAGAGCTACGAGACCTACACGGCAATATCCTAATGGCGGGGCTGAACGGGTACGAGGAGCGGGCGGCGGAGCTCACCGCCCGCTGGCAACAGGCGATCCGCCGGCGGCAGGCCGAGGCGATCAGCCGGATGCAGCCGGTGGAGGTAGAGCTGCCAGATGGTGAGCCAGTCCTGGCGATCCGGGCGCCGTTGGCGTGGCTGCTCGAGGCTGGGCGGATTCCTGACGCTCTGACACCGTTCGTGCTCGACATGATGGCGCTGGGGCAGGAGCGGGGCACTGAGGACGTCGCGGAAGAACTCGTGGGACGCCGGCAGCACGACTTCGTGCGGCTGCTCGATGCGGTTTGGCTGGCCTGCGTCGTGGCTCCGCGGTTTACCCTCGCCGCGCTGCCCGGCCCAGACGAGATTGCACTCTCCCAGGTCAGCGTGGCTGACAAGATCGCGCTCTTCAACTGGGCGCAGGGGGTGAGCGATCACCTTGCCTCGTTTCGTGCAGGACCGGGAGGCGCTGCACGAGCTGCACCTGATCGCCAAGGAGTACGGGCAGGATCCGGCGATGCTGCTGGGGATCGATCCCCGGCAGGATCCCTGGCTGGCGTGGCAGATCCGGCGGGCGACGTGGACCTGGGGGAGGTGGGTCGACGCGCGCCTTGCCGAGACGCGGGAGGTGCCGGACAGCCGGCCGCGCCGGAGGGGGCCAACGCGTCTGGTGCCGAAATACACCTACCGGCAGGCGCTGGGCTATCCCGATCCGGCCGACCTCGCGGAGGATCCAGAGATCGTCGCGGAGGCGGAGGCGCTGCGCCGGGGAGAGATTGATTTCGCGGAGTGGCTGAGCGAGGCTACGAATGATCTCCGATTGCCAGGATCACGCCCGGTATCTGGCCGTTCTCCAGCACCGTGATCGTCACGGTGAAGTCCCCGGGTTGCCCATCGCGCCAGGTATTGAGTGTCACGTGTTTCCCATCGGCTGCCACGATCGTCTCATCTGGCGGAAAACGATTCGCCAGCGTCGAACTGTGCCAGTGTTCCAGGATGCCCAGCGTGATCATCTCGGAGGAGCGCAGCACCGCATCATGTGGCAGCATTGCTCTGACAGCGGTCTGCGCTGCGTCGCGAGTGACTGGCGCATTCCAATCGATGGCGATCCACCAGATGTTGCCAGCCAGCGGCGGGCTGATGACGATCTCGGCATCGCCTGCATCGTAGTGCAGACCGTCAGCGCGTGCGACCGGCTCACCGGCCCACCGGGCGCTCCAGTCAGCAAAGGAGAGTCCCAACCCGCCGCTCGCGTAGCCGGGCGTGGCCAGGGCCGACGTTGGGGACGGCGTGGGCGATTGCTCGGCCTGGCTGCTCGTGCATCCTGCGAGCAGGAAAAGCCCAATCAGGGCGATCACGGTGACTCGCATCAGGCGCTCCTGTCGCTCCACCGCCAGGCTATCTCCCCGGTGTCGTGCTGGCAACGCCGCGCCATAGGAGCATTCTCCTATCTGTGCTGTGAGGAAATTCCCCAGGGGGTTGGGGCATGACCGACCGATTTTCCGGTGCCGATCTCGGTAGTGCGCACGGCACGATCGAAATCGGGGCTGATCTGCGCGGCATCGAACTCGCGGCGCAGGCGCTCACCGGCTTCGAACAGCGAAGCCGGTCCCTCGATAGCGCCCTGTCCGGGATCGCGCGCGGCGGCGCCCTCTTCGGTGCCGCGCTGGCCGGCGGGATCGGTCTCGCTGCCCGGTCGTTCGTTTCGTTCGAGTCGCAGATGCTGGCCGTGCAGGCGGTGAGCGGCGCGACCGGTGAGCAGTTCGTCCAGCTCTCTGACCTGGCGAAGCGGATCGGCCAGGACACCGTGTTCTCTGCGACGCAGGCGGCGCAGGCGCTGGAGGAGCTGGCGAAGGCCGGAGTGTCGGTTCCGGATATCCTCAGCGGCGCAGCCGAGGGGGCTACCGCGCTCGCGGCTGCGGCCGGTATCGGTATCCCCGAGGCGGCTACGCTCATTGCGACTGCGCTCAACCAGTTCCAGCTTGCCGGGGACCAGGCAATCCGCGTTGCCGATATTTTCGCCAATGTTGCGAATACCTCAGCAGCCGATGCCACGAGCTTCGGCGAGGCGCTCCAGTACGTCGGGGGCGTTGCCAACAATCTCGGCATCCCCATTGAGGACGTCGCGGCCGCTGTTGCGGCGCTGGCTGACCAGGGGATTCAGGGCTCGATGGCTGGGACGAACCTCGCCGCGGCCCTGCAATCGCTCGTCTCGCCGTCAAAGAAAGCGCTTGAAGTCCAGCGCCAGCTCGGGTTGCAGATCACGGATAATCAGGGGAATTTTGTCGGCCTCGACAATGTCCTCCAGCAGCTTGCCCGCGCGACGCAGGGGCTAAGTGACGTCGAGCGGCAGCGGCTCCTCAACGCCCTGATCCCTGAGGAGCGGGCGGTTCGCGCAATCACCGCATTGCTCAACACGCAGACAGAGGAGGCCAGGGCGGCTGGCAAATCGTGGGACGATTACGCAGACGCCATGCGCCAGAGCGGAACTGCCGCGCAAAATGCCCAGACGCGCCTGTCTGGCGTCGCAGGATCGATCGAACAGCTCCGCGGCTCGGTCGAGACGGCGGCAATCGAGTTTGGGGAGAACCTGGCTCCGGCGATCAAGGCGGCGGCCGAGACGCTGACCAGACTCACGAACGCGTTTTCTGGCCTTCCTGAAGGGGTGCAGACAGCGGCCGTCGGGACAGCCGCGCTCGCGTCTGGCCTGGCGCTGGTCGCGGCTGGAGGGGCAAAGGCGGTCCAGACCGGGATCAACGTTGTTCGGACCTATCGCGATCTGGCCGCGGCGATCCAGGGGAGCGCGACGGCGATGCGGCTGCTGTCGCTTGCCTTTAACCCGGTGACGATCGGGCTTGGCGCGATCGCAGCCATCTCTCTGATCGCGATCCAGCGGCACCGCGACCATCAGCGTGCGCTCAGGGACCTGGAGCAGGCGTACCGTGACGTGGCTGACGCGGTCAACGAACTCCGGCTTTCGGGGGAAGAGGAACAGGCCCGCATTCTCGATGAGACGTCGCAGGCGGTCCGCCAGGCCACGGAGGCTGTCCAGGAGCACGTCAAGGCGCTGAAGGAACAGCGGGACGCGCAGCTGGAGATTGCGACGTCGCTGTTCGGAACGATGCAGGGTGAGCGGGCGCGGAAGGAATATGAACGCCTGAACGCGGAGATCGAACGGCTCACGATCAGCGAGGACCAGCAACGCGCGGTTCAGGTCGCGCTCCAGCAGGCATTTAGCGACACCCGCGTCGATGGCGAGAAGCTGGCTAAGCGCGTCGATGAGCTCAATACGCTCTACCGCAACGGGCTGATCTCGACCGATCAGTACGTTGATGCGCTGACCAAGCTGCCGGGGCAAACTGCCAGGTTTGCCCGCGAGCAAGAGAACGCAACCCAGGCTACGGAGGAGCAGGCGGCGGCCAGCGCGCAGAGTGCTGAGGACCTCGCCAAGCAGGCTGAGGCGGAGGAGCAGGCCCGCAAGGCCGCTGAGCAGTTTGCCGAACAGCTCGACCAGATCGTCACCAAATCGCTCCTGGCGCAGGGCGCGCTGCAGGATATCGCGCCGGAGCTCGACGGTATCCAGGCCGGATTTGGCCGTGCCAGCGATACCATCGAGGGTACCGTCCTGCAGCTCAACAAGTTTGGCCAGGTGCGACTCTCGAAGGCCAACCGCGAGGCGCTCGAACTCGCCCGCACGCTGGAGCACGTCGAGGGCGCCATCACGCGCACGGAAGAGGCAATTCAGAACAACGAGGAGGACCTCGGGATGTGGCAGGACCGCATCCGCTTTGTCACGGATGTGGTCGGCGGCAACACCGATGAGCTCGATAAGTGGCTCAAAAAGCTCCAGAATGGTGAGATTACTCAGGAGGAATTCAACCAGGCAATCGATGCCGGCATCCTCGGCCCGCTTACCAAGCTCGATGCGCTCCTGGCACAGGGCCGGATCACCCAGCAGGAATACAACGATGCCAAGGCAGCCGCGTTGCACCTGATCAAACGGTCGGCCGGCGGCATCCAAGACGAAAATGCCGAGCTCGTCGATAACCTCATCGCCCTGGATAAATACGTCACGCTGCATGACAGCGCTGATGGCGCGGTTAAGAACCTGACGGACGAACAGCGCGGCTTCATTGCTGCCATGGGTGAGGCGCGGGTACAGACCTTCCTCCAGACCCTGCAGCTCCTCAAGTTCCTTGAGGCGACCGGCGCCATCCCGCCGGAGAAGGTCACGAAATTCATCGCCGACAGCTCCGCAGCCGATCCGGTCATCGCCGCGGTCGCCAAGGATTTAGGCCTCCTGGAGGGCGACCACGAGATCAACCTGACGGCGGACAACGCCAATCAGGTACTGGACGATCTCAATGGCAAGGCAACCGCCTTCGTCAGCCTGGACGGGAAGGAGGTTCACGTCGCGGTCGATACGACTCGCGACGCGCTGGAGTTTGTCAAGCGCAACGCGGACGCGCTCGATGGCAAGGAGGTGACCTTCACCATCAACGGGGATGATGGGCCGGTGACCCGGACGCTGGAGGACCTCAAGGCGATCTTTCCTGAGGAGCTGGCCATTCTCCTGAAATTTGAGCCGGAGGGGGGAACGGCGGGCGCGGGGCTGCAACGCGGCTCCATGGTCGGTCCAGGCGGCCGCCCGCTCGTGCCAGCAATTGAGCCGCCACCGCCAGTACCGGTGACGGCAACGAATCAGACGCAGCCGGCAGTCGATGAGGCGAAGGCGACGATCGGCACGGTCAGCGAGACAGCGGCGAGCGAGGGGGCGGAAACGGGGGAGCAATTTGCCGCAGCGCTGGAGGGGACGTCTGGGAAAACGTCCGCCGCGGTCGATACGCACCGGCAGGCACTCAACGATGGATTCCGCCGGATCGCGAGCTCCAGCCAGGCATGGGGCCAGGCCGTCGGGGCAACGTTCGATATCTCGCTGGCGAATGCCCTGGCCAGCAACGCGAACCTCGTCTATGACACGGCCTATCAGGTGGCACAGAACGCGTATCTGGGTGCCAGGGCGGCGCTGGGGATCCGGTCGCCGTCACGGCGGGCGGCCGAGCTCGCAGGGAATTTCGGTCAGACGTTTGCCGATGTGCTCGCCGCACAGGCGCAGGATGCTGGCATGGCGTTCGCACGCCTGCTCGCCACGAGTCTAGAAACCGGGCTGAGCGCGCCGGCCGTACGCTCGCTCGTTGAGACAAGGCAGCCGGCCGCGTTCATGCCCGTATCAGCACCGGGTGTGATCGGTGCAGGCCGCACGACGGTGCTGAATGTGTCGCCGGGTGCGGTGCAGGTCGCCGGCGTCGCCGATCCCCAACGTGCGGCTGATCTCGCGATCGAGCGCCTCTACCGGGTCATCAGCCGGCTCGATAGCGGGGGAGCGTTCGCATGAGCAGCTTCGGATCGATCGCGTTCCAGGTTTTTGCGGACCGTGGCCGCTGGCCGATGCCGGAGCGGGACCGGGACGGCATTCCGCGTTACCGGGCACGTATCCGCTGCTCGCTGGCCGGCTACCAGGCCCTGCAGGATGCCGTCTCCCTGGTGACCGTGAAACGGGCGCTCGGTGGATTCCAGGGGACGGCGGTCGTGGAGGCGGGACCGCCAGCGCAGATGCTGACCGTTCCGGCTGCGCGTGGTACGACGCAGGCGTTTCTCGCGCTCCTGGTTGCGCTCTCCGCAGAAACGAGCGGCCAGGAGACGAGCCGCGTCGATGCTGACGCGGAGTGGCTTCTGGTGGGGGACATCACGCCGTGAGCATTGCTGTCCGCCGGCTATGGCACCTCTTCCGGCTCGCCGGGTCGCGGGTGGACCTGGCGGCGCCTCCGTCGCAGAACGAGCAACTGGAGGGGTGGACCACGTATGTCTGCGAGGTGGAGCTCGAAGACCAGCCGAATCTCGCGCTCGGGCAGAGTGCACGCCTCGCGCAGGTTGACTTCGACGCGTCCCAGCAGGCCGTGCAGTTCCGCGGGATCGTGGATCATATTGCGGTCTCGTCGTTTGAGTACCGGGTTGTGCTGACGTGTACCGGGCCGCTCGCGCGGTTGCGCCGGGTCCCGGCCGGGGACCATGACCTGACCGGAATGACCGACGGTGAGGCGGTCCAGCACGTCCTGGCGAGCTGCAACATCAGCTACGACCCTGACGATATCGGCGACGCAGGCTATGTGCTTGGTGCACACGTACCGGTCGTGTGGCACCGTGATCAGCCAGGGTGGGAGATTATCCGTGAGCTTGACCGCGTCTTTGGTATGGCGACGATCGAGGTCGGTGACGGGCGCGTCGTGCGCTTTGCCTACGACCGGGCGCCGGCTGCGGGCCTGATCACACGGACGTTCGAACGCGGGGTGGATGCCACGTTCTGGCGTAATGAGCGGGACTATGGGTCGCTCGATGCGATCCAGAACGCCTGGCAGGTGACGGGAGCAAGCTGGGACGGGGCGGACGGCTGCCACTACACCGTCTGGGCGCGGGCTGAGGGACCGAACGATGCGTTTGACACACCCAACGTGCGGGTGCGCCGCCAGGATTTTTCGAGCGAGATCATCCAGGACCAAGCGCTAGCCGAGGCGGTCGCGCGGCGGATGATGCGCTGGTACAACCGCCAGCCGGATGAGCTGACGATTGAGACGCTCAACGATCCCAACATCTCGCCGGGGGACGTGGTCGGGGTGATCGATCCCATCTACGGCATTGGGCTCAGCAGCGCGGCTCCGTACCTGGTGTTGACCGTGGACCGCCGCGGGCAGGAGATGCGCCTCGGTTGCGTTGGTGGCCCAGCTGGAAGCGAGGGGACGGTCACCAGCGGCGTGGAGAAACGCTGCAGCAAGACCACGACGAATACCTCCATCCCTGGGAGCTACAGCCCGCCGGCGGTGGACGTGCCGCCGGGGGTGCCGCTGGATCCGTGGTCGTGCGCGACCGATGGCGGGCCGGAGTGGATCTGCCCACCGGCGGAGACCAATACTACCGATCCCTTCATCGGGTGCGAAGAGGTTGACGGCATGGCGGGGAGCGTGCCACCCGAGTGGGTCGACGGGAGCGGGCTCGCATCCTGGTCACACGTGGAGAACAGCCAGTGGCGTGTCGTCAACGACTCCGGGGTCTCGGTGCACGTGGACGCGAGTGGGAACGTCGATGAAATCCGGCTCCATGGCAACAATCCAGCGTTTTTCTGGAACGACACGCCAGGGACGAACGCTGCGAAATCGGCGATGGACGACCGGATCATCGGCGCTGCACCGGTGGTCGTGGTCAGCGGCGAGGTCTGGTTCGGTGCCACCGGCCAGCAATTGCAAGTCAAACTCGACAACGGGACAATCGATGGCGACGCCACGGTCGTGTTCTACGCCGACCCTGGCGTATTCGTCAGCTCATCTTCCGAGGGAACACACTATTGGGCAGTCGATGCCCGAAGCGAGCACCACGCGGCCCAATGGTCGGATGGCTATCCGCCTGGCCAATGCCCGCACGCGACCACGGCCTGTAACAACGGTGGGCGGATGGGCAAGGACATGGGTTTTGCCACCGGGATGTGGATCCCCTTTTCGATCACCTTTGCCCTCGCCGCTGCAGAGCAGCGGGTCTATGTCAGTGCGGGGAACATTGCGGGCTACATGGAGGATTTCCCGTGCTGGCCATATCCAAACCCGTGCTGGTTCTCGTTCGGCAACACCGTCTGCGGGCACACGCACCGCCTGGTGATATCTTCGACGATCGTCGGCGGCACTCCGCAAGCACCTGGGATGAGGCTGAGGCTACTCGGGATGGGGCACACCACCTGCCAGCCGAATCCGGATTACGTACCGCCGGAGCGGGGAGGCTAGCTGATGCCGCGGGACCGGATTAGTGATGAGGCGCTGGCACGGTTGATGGCGGCGGTTTTGAGCCGGAGGCGAGAGCGGGCCGTTCTCACCGGCGCGACCGGTCCAGCGGGTGGCGTGGGGGATCCCCCGTTCGTCAATCCCATGACGGCGCAGGGTGACCTGATCCGCGGTGGGGAGTCCGGAGCGCCGGTTCGCTTGCCAATCGGGGCGAGTGGACAGGTCCTGACCGTCAGCAGTGGACTGCCGGCCTGGCAGAACCCGCCGGCTAGCTATCCCGGCGATGAAGCGATCCAGGATATGATCGCCGCGTTTCTCCAAGCCGGGGCAAACATCAGCCTCACCTACAACGACGCCGCCAATACGCTGACGATTGCGGTCACCGGGCTGACGAGCTACCCGGGAGATGAGGCGATCCAGGACATGATCGCGTCGTTCCTGGTCGCTGGGACGGGGATCAGTCTCACCTACAACGACGCCGCGAACACTTTGACGATCGAGGCCACGTCATCTGGCGGTATGACGAACCCGATGACCACGGCGGGCGACATTATCGTCGGAGGCAGTGGAGGAACGCCTCAGCGACTCGGTATCGGCAGCAACGGCCAGGTCCTGACCGTCGTCTCTGGCGCGCCGTCATGGGCAACGCCGTCCGGCGGCGGTGGTGGCAGCATCAGTGCCGGGCCGATCGGTAGCCGCCCATCAGCCGGGACGGCGGGCCGTCTCTATTTTTGCACGGACACACCGCTCATCTGCTACGACGATGGGAGCGCGTGGCGCTGCTGGGGGAGCCAGGACTACCCGATCGCTGAGCCGAACAATGCAGCGTTCTCCTGGGCTGCGCAGGGCTTCCTCGGGAATGCCTCACTCGATACGAGCAAGGGCGGGATTATCCTCAGGACGCCCCGGACCGCAGCCGATAGTTGGGCGATCCGGGTGGTAAGCATGCCCACGCCGCCATTTACCCTCACCGCGCGCCTCCGGCCACTGTTGATTGGGCGCAGCACCCAAGAGGCGGGCATTATCGCGAGAAACAGCAGTAGTGGCGCATTTGTGAGCGTGGAGGTGCTGGCGTCGCAGTCAGCACAGCGCGTACGCATGGCCAAGTGGAACAGCCCGACGTCGTTCAGCGCGGAGTACGACAGCGGGGTCACGCCCTGGCCGATTGAAAGGCCACTATGGTTACGATGGGTTGACAACGGGACGAACCGCGCCGGCTACTTCAGCTACGACGGCATCTACTGGCACCAGGTCCCGTCCGACACCGTTGCGCGAACCGATTTCACGACGCCAGACCAGATCGGCTTTGGCGTCAACGGCAACAACAACAACGTCGGAACCGATCCGGCAGTCTGGCTTCTGGGCTGGGAGATCACGTAGCGATGTCCGAGGGTGAGGTGATCGCCGGGCTGATGGCCGCAGTTGGTGCACTCTTCTCCGCCTTACTGCTCGCCTACCGGCAGGCGATCGCCGACTGGAAGGGGCTCTACGAGCAGGAGCGGTCTGACCGGGTTGAAGTCGAGCGGCTGGCGCTGGCGGGGATCAACCAGGCCAACGAGGCGCTGCGGCAGATCCTCGCGGTGATGCAGACGTTGCCGCGACGCAAAAGTGATTGGGAGGGGAAACCGTGATGCGGCTAGTCCGGGCACTGTTGCCGCCGAGCCCGTGGCGGCGAGCGCCCGAGAAACCGGGACCAGACTCGGAGGAGCTGCGGCGTGCGATCGCGGATCTCCAGGAGCTGACGCGTGAGGTGACGGCGCTTGCGCGCGAGCTACAGGACGGCGACGCCGCACCCATGACGGCGCGGCCGCGCCTGCGGGTGGTCAACCGGCGCAGTGCCGGAGACTGAGGAGCATGCCATGACGATTGACGTCACAAAACTCACCCGCACTCAAGCGCCTGGGCTTCCCGCACGCGACGTTTTGTGAGGTGATGCTGCCATGACACTTCGAATTCTTGGGGAACCATCAGCGCGACGCGACCAGGCCCAGTTTTACGCCCGGCAGCGCGAAGCCCTCAGGACCGATCAGGTCGACCGCTTTCTGGCGGAGCTTTGGCGCCTCGGCCCGCGGGTGGGTATCGACCCGGCCGGCGCTGCAGCGCAGGCGGCGCATGAGACCGGCGTCTGGACAAGTGCGCTGTGGCGTGACCAGCTCAACCCGGCGGGGCTGAAGACGCGCGATGGGGCAGCGTACCAGCGCTTCGGCACCGGAGAGGAGGCGGCACAGGCGCAGCTCGTGCACCTGGCCGTGTACGCGAAGGGCTACCGAGGCGCGCAGCAGATGATCCGCTACCTGCACCTAGACGAGCGTTGGCACGCGCCGATTGCCGCCGGTTATGCCGGGAAAGCGAGGACGTATGACGACCTCGCTGGGCGGTGGGCCGAGGACCCACAGTACGGGACGAAGGTCGAGGGGCATTGGCGGCGCATCCAGGAGGCGGTGCATCAGCCCGCGCCGACTCCAGGTACGAACCCTCCGTCTGGGATCATTTACCACCCAACGGGGAACTACTGGCTGCGGGCCGTAGACCGTCCTCTGTTCGTCGTCCGGCATATCACGGACGATCTTGTGCTGCAACACACGATTGATTGGTTCACAAACCCAATATCTGGCGCGAGTAGTCACTTCGTGATCGACAGGGACGGGACGATACATCAGTTCGTCAGCACCCTGCATGCGGCGTGGACGAATGGTGATGTCAACCGCCCGCGGCAGGACATCCCCGTGCTCAACCGTGCGCTCGCGTCCGGGCTCAATTTCAACCACTTTTGCGTGACCATCGAGCACGTGGCGACGAACGCGCAGCAGGTGACAGAGCAGCAAATTGAGGCGAGCATCGTGCTGGGCCGGTATCTCAATGCGCGCTACGGGATTCCGCCCCACCGTTATGGGCAGCTACGACACAGCGACGTGAACAGCGTGACCAGGTCCTACTGTCCAGGGCCAGGGTTTCCGTTAGAACGAATCATCCGGTCGCTGGGAGGTGATCCGGACCGGCTCAGCGAGGGCTAGCTGATAGGGAATGGACAGATGAACGAGCGAGAACGCGCGCTGCGCACGCTGATGCAGGTAATGGTATCGGCGGGATTTGCCGAGGCGGTCAATGCCTGGGTGGTCAGTCTCGACCCGAGCTGGCGGTTGTCCGTGATGGTGCTGATGACGTTCGTCGTGAGCTACGCGCAAAACTGGCTGGAGGATCACGGGTATGTGCGGCCCGTGCTGAAGGGGGGCTACACCAGTGATAACGCGATGTAGGTGCGGGCGCGACCGGCGGTCATGTGCAGCCTCGCCATCGTCTTCTATTTCGCTGATTGGGGATCGTGAAGGCCGAGGTGTCGCCCTCTCGACTCCCACCAAGAAAATAGTTCCTCGATCACATCGCTGAGGTGTGGCCAGTTCGCTCTTCCGATCCATTTAGGAGGATCGATCTCCTGCCCCGTATCGTCGCTAAATTGGTGCTTGTGGTGTTCGTCACCATGGCCTTCATAGCGATGAGCATTGTCGTAACGGAAAATTGGCCGACCCGGCGAACCCTCAATACCTGCGTGATAGCTATACCGTATGGTCCGGACTTGTTTTTTCTCGTTCATCTCTAGCGTTTTGTCTACATCAATATAGAGGCCGTGTTGACACAAAATCCGACCTTTTGCCTCGAATGAAATTACCAACCCGTTCGAATTTGAGACCGTCATCCTCGATGAAGTGACTCCATGCCTTGAGATGACCAGAATGAGATGACAAATATCCTTCAAGGGAATTCCAGCCATGACGGTCACGAATCCTGTCTTGCGCCGGTTCGCTCGACGATTTCGTGATAGATGAGCCACTGGCAGACCTCATGGGTTTCTCGCAGCTTTCCTTCCCTGATCGCATCATGAACCTCACTCGATCGAACATTGAAGCGCTGCTCGAACTCGGTAACCTGCCTTGCTATCGCTTCACGGAGTTCCTGGGACTTTCGAAGCGCCTCACGCTGATCGAGTAGGTCTTCAGCGAGTTGTCTCGCTCGGGACGTGCTCGTGCCCTCGGTCTGCATTTTGCTCTCCCATTCGTGCAGCATGCTTAGGCCTCTATACCAACCACATCATGATACGGATCAGTTACTGGTTTTCAATGGCCAAAGTGGTAGACGGAGAATAGCCCGCGAGCTATCATTGCTTGAGAGCCGTTAGGCCTGAGTGGACCGTGGCGTAGGAGCGGACGGGACCGGCAATTAATGCCGGTCCCGTCGTTTTGCCAGTAGGTCCGTTGTGGTTACCGATCAGCGCCGCTGGTAATCCTGCCGGTCGTCACTGATTCCAGGGAGATCGCGGCACTCCCCATAGCCGCGATCGACTGACAGCTAGGTTGACAGCAACGCCGCTGGACTGTCACAGATCGCAGCGGACACGAAGGCAGAGAAAAACCCGTCCGGACGCGGGGATTTGGAAACGTGTGAACGAGGGTGGACAGCCGGGAACCGAACTTAAACACCGCTGGGGTAACCCGTGCGGGTTCGAATCCCGCCGTCCGCACCACCAAAAACGCGCAGAGATCTGCCGAGATTGCGAGATCGCCCTCGTCGTGTCCCCAAGCTCGGGGCTATCTGACAGCCAAACTGACAGCCTATGCGGTGAGAATGCTGTCCATGACCGCAGCGGCATGGGCATGCATCGCGGGAACGACATGCGAGTACAGGTCGAGCGTGATCGTGATCGTCGCGTGACCCAGCATCTCTGACACGATCTTCGGATGTACCCCCTCGGCGAGGAGGAGGGTCGCCGCGGTGTGCCGCAGGTCATGGAACCGGATCGGCGGCAGGTCGGCACGCCTGAGGACCGCCTTGAACGTATGCGTCTGCCAGCTCGGATCGAGCGGTCCGCCCGTCTCATTCGTGAACACCAGTCCGTGGTCGCTCCAGGCCGCTCCGGCCGCGAGCCGTATCTCTGCCTGCCGCGCCCGGTGGGCGCGAAGGGTGAGTATCGCCCGCTCACTCAGGTGGATCGTCCGGCGGCTCCGGCTCGTTTTCGGCGTGACAAAGGCGAGACCGTGGCCGCGCTGGCGCTGCAGCGCGCGCTTGACCGTTACCGTGCTCCGCTGCCAGTCTATGTCCTCCCAGCGCAGACCGAGCAGCTCGCCCTGCCGCATCCCGGTCGTGACCGCGAGTACGTAGAGCGCGTGCATGGGGTGGTCGCGTGTGGCCTCCAGCAGGCGCTGCGTCTCGTCACGGCTGAGGGTCCGGAACTCGCGCCGGACGGGCGATGGCGGTGTGACCGCGTCGCAGGGATTGCGTCCAAGCAATCCCCATTGCACGGCATGCCGGAACGCGCGCTTGAGCACGCGGTGCGTGTGGCGGACAGACCGCGCGGACAGGCCATCTGCCTGGAGCCCGGCGTAGAGCTCATGCAGGTCCAGCGGCGATAGGCGGTTGAGCCGCTTGGCGCCGATCCGTGGCGCGATTCTCACGCGCACGATGCTCTCGTATCCCTCGTAGGTTTTCGCCTTGAGTGACGGCTGGACGGCTGCGAGCCACCGGCGCAGGAACTCAGCCACCGTCAGACGTTCATCCGTCGCAGGGATTCCCTGCTCCTGGGCGTGTAGCGCCGCTGCGAGTTTTCGCGCCACATCTGCGCGCCGCTGCCCATAGAGATATTTACGCTTCCCCGTTTGCTGGTCCCGGAACTGCGCGACCCACCGCCCATCCGCTCGTTGATAGATCGATCCCTCATGTCGGCCACGACGCGCACCAGCCATTACCCCATCCCCTTGACGAACAAGAACACGTGTTCTAATCTTAGCCTATCCCGAGCAGAGGCAGAGGCACCGCCGGAGCAGCGGGCATAGCCGAACCGGGATCCGTTTTCCCCGGAGGTAATTGCGTGAGGGAGCGGATGGGTGAACGGATCCGCCTGAGCGGGCAGACGCATCTCCGGCACGAGCGCGACGGCGAGACGGCACACCTCGCGAACCATCTCCATGTCGAGATCGGAGATGGACGGTACCGGATCGAGGTTGATGGGATACCGGCACGCGGGCTGCCGGCCGTGCGAGAGGGAGACGAGCGGCCGGCAATCCAACTCCTGCGCTGGCTGGTGCTGACGCTGGAACGGATGGCTGCCCGCAACCGGCCACCCCGGCCGGTTCCCAAGCCGAAAAAGCGCGAGACGGCCCCGGCGGACCCAGCGACGCCGGTTGCCTGCCCGGCCTGCGGAGGTGAGGGCTGGTTTGCCTGCACCCTCTGCGACGGCCAGGGCTGGGTCACGTGGCGCGTCGCACAGCGCTGGCGTCAGGACGGGTAGGCACCCCTTCCCAAAGACGCGCGTGTTATGAGATAGTGTCCCCAGGGAAAAAGGAACCAAACGAAGACATGAGTCGGGGACATGAGCGCGCCTACCGTCGTCTATACAATCGGCTACCAGGGGCGAAATCTGGATGAGTTTGTATCTGCGCTCACCGCTGCCCAGGTCGACCTGGTGATCGATCTCCGGTCCAGGCCCATGAGCCGGCGCCGCGGGTTTTCGAAAAGCCAGCTTGCTGCTCATCTCGGGAAACATGGCATCTCCTACCGGCACCTACCAGAATTGGGAATGCCAATCGATCTGCTTCCGCATCGGTCGCCCCGTGACGGCAATGCGCAAATCCTGGAGACCTACCGCCATATCATTGTCAATCGAGATGAGGAGCTCGAAACCTTACTCAGGCATGCAACCTCGGCAACGGTGTGCCTGCTTTGCTTTGAAGCCAACGCTAATCATTGCCACCGCGGTATCGTCGCCGATCAGCTACGCAAGCGATGGAGATTCGATGTACGTCATTTGTGATAATCGCGGTGGATAATACAGACCAACAATAATCCATGTCTTCGGATGCCGGAGCATCGTTCCAACAAAGAACTGAAGATCTCGTTCAATCAACTCGCGTTCATATTTCTCCCGGAACTTCGCTTCCCAATCTTTGCCATATATTTTGCTCCAGCTTCTATACGATTGAGCCAACTCCCAGTCGACGATCGATAATTTGTGTCCGCAGCAGCGATCGTCCTGGCAATGGAACTTATAAGAGAATTTATACGGGATGTACTCGAGTGGATCTTTCTCAGGGAACATAAGGCTTAGACGAGAAAGCTTCGCACGTTTTCTGTCTGGCCAATCATTGTTCTCTCTGCGCTCAATTACCAATCCACTGATTTCCCGAGGCCGTACAAGCGCCAGACTACGCGACGTACGAACATCGGTAACAGCAAGATCCTCGATTGACTTAGCCCGGAAAGGCGCGACCCATCTGTTGCGCTCTGACCACGCGTCTTTGGTACCCAGCTGGTTCACGCGGTCGAACCCACGGTCGAGATCAACCCGGTGACTCTCGGGACGAGGATCTTCGGACCGCTTAACACGAAGCCGCAAGACGTCGTACTTGCTGAACTTATCTTTTTGCGCCATCAGGCGGGCGGGAATGGGATGCAAGCGGAAGATCCGCCCGTCCTCTGTTACCCCGGCAACGCATGACGTCTCGATGTACCGCTCTGAAGGCTCAGGGTACGCCCGAACGGTAATAAGTATTTTCTCTTCGCGCCAGTCGTCCATTTCCTACCTCTTCTGCGTCTCCCTCTCCCGCAAATCTGCCTCCAGCCAACCGCGCAGCAGGCTACGCAGTGCCGTGACCCGGTCATCAGTCAAACGCAGCCGGCGAACGTACCCAATGAGCTCACGCCGCTCGTCATCCGGCTGCAACGGCTCGATGGCAGGACGGTGACCTGCCAGCGTGAGCACCAGGTCAGGATCCACCCCCAGGACGTCCGCGATCCGATCGCACGACTGCGGATCCGGCACACGCTCACCGCGGACCCAATGGCTGACAACACCGGGCGCCGTTCTC